GTGGACGCCCTAGCCGTGGCCAAGCAACGGGAAACCGCTGCGGGCTTGCTGCGCCGAGCCAGTTTGCTGGAAGAGGCGGGCCTGGACGCATCCGTTGTCGAAGAGTTGCGCAAGCAAGCGGCGGCACTGTACGAGCTCGCCGAGTTGAAAGAAGATGCCATCCACATCAAAGCGGCCAAGGATGCCGAAGAGGCGTGGAAGAAGGCCAGCGACGCCATCACCGAGGACTTGACCGCTGCACTGATGCGCGGCTTCGAGAATGGCAAGGGCTTCGTAGACAATATCACGGACTACATCAAAAACAAGTTCAAATCCACGGTTGCCGAGTTCATCATCAAGCCGATCATGGCTCCACTTGGCCAAGTCATCTCCGGGGTCACGGGCACGGGCAACGCAGCAAGCGGCGCGAGCAACTTGTTCAGCCTTGGATCCAGCTTGGCCTCGCTTGGCCAGTTCGGTGCGACCGGGTTCATGTCCGCAGCAACAGGCAACGCCAGTTTCATGACCAACATGGGCGCGGCCAAAGATATCTTCGCGAGTGGCAACTACGCAGGCGGCGTCGGCATGGGTGCGGGCACGTTGGCCGCATACGGTGCGGGCCTGATGGCGGGCAACGTCATCGGCAAGGCCATCAGCAATGGATTCTCCGCAGTTGGTAGCTCGGGCAACACCGCAGTCAACGCAGGCGCGATCATTGGTACGATCCTGGGTGGACCTATCGGTGGAGCCATCGGCGGGGCTATCGGGGGCATCGTTAACCGTGCGTTCGGCATGGGTGCAGTCCAAACAACGGACACCGGGTTCCGAGGCACGTTCGGTGAGCAAGGTGCAGACCTCACGCAGTATCAGAACTGGTTCCAGAAGGGTGGATGGTTCCGCAGCAACAAGAGCGGCACCAACTACTCGGCCGTCAACGCTGGCCTCGACCAGTTCATGGACGCAAACCTGCAACTCGTCACACGCCAGATGAAGCTCTACTCGGTGGCTTTGGGCTTGCCCGCTAACCGTGTAAAGGGCTTTACGCAGGCCATCAACTTGTCGTTCCAGGGGTTGTCCAACGAACAGATCGCCACCAAGATCGGTGACGCTTTGGCCGGATACCGCACGGCGCTGATCAACCAGTTCGCTGACTACCTGCAACCGCTGCGCATGGTGGGCGAAACGCTGTCTGACACGCTTGACCGCCTCATCGCGATCCAGTCGGTCAGCGAGGTGATGAATGCTTTCGGCGGGGCGTTTTCCAACTTCGCACGCGCATCCGTGCAGGCCCGCACCAGCATCATCGAGCTTGCCGGGGGCATTGAAGCCCTTTCGGCCAAGACGCAAGGCTTTGTCCAGAACTTCTACACGCAAGAAGAGCAAGTGGGTCTGTCGGCCCGCACGCTTGTCGGCATGTTGCAGTCGGTGGGATTCACGTCTGAGCAGTTGGCCAGCCTGGACACCAAAGCCGAGTTCCGCGCCTTGCTGGAAGGCTTGAACCTGAACACGGACGCAGGCCAAAAACAGTTCGTCGCCTTGTTGGACGTGCAACAACAGTTCGCCGACATTAGCGGCTATCTGGTGGAGCAGGGCACATCGCTTTCAGGTGCGGCGCAGTTGGCTCCACAAATCGCAGCGCTGACCACCATGTTCCAGGGGGCCGACCAAGGCAACCGCGACATCTTGTCCAACATCAACGGCGGCATCAACAAGCTCGTCACTGAGATTGAAGACCTCACCGCCTTGCTGGCCCAGATCGGGGGCGTGCCCGGGTACGCCACGGGCGGGGCATACGGGGGCGGCTTGGCACTGGTGGGCGAGCAGGGGCCAGAGCTTATCAACTTCCAAAACCCTGGGATGGTTTACAACGCAGCGCAGTCGGCCAACTTGCTGTCGGGCGGCGGCGAAGTGGCCAACGAGATCCGCATGTTGCGTCAGGAGGTCAACTATCTGCGGGCCGAAACCCGTGCCACCGCAACCAACACAGGCAAGACAACCCGCATCCTTGAGCGCGTCACGCTCGACGGGGATGCACTCCAAACGGTGCCCGCAGCATGAAAGTCATCAAGCCTATCCCGTTTCACACGGACCAACTGATTTCCACGACAGCCGTTGAGCCGAACCCGCTTTGGGTGTCGGGCGGTGACTACGACATCGGCGCTGTCGTGGTGTACCCGATAACGATCAACGGCGTGGACAACGTGCGTCGCTGGGAAAGCCTAGTGAACAACAACCCGGTCCAACCGGGCACAGATGCCACCAAGTGGGAGGACATCGGGCCTTGCAACAAATGCGCGATGTTTGACTCGCAGGTGTCCACATCCACGGAAGCGGAAAGCCCCTTCACATTCGTTATTCAGCCCGGCGTGGCCTTCAATAGTTTGGCGCTCATCAACATGGGCAACGCAGTTTCCATTGAAGTGGAAATCACGGACGGTGCGGGTGGCCCGGTCATTTACACGTACGAGGCAGATCTGGAAGGGTCTATCGTTGCGGATTGGTACGAGTACTTCTTTGAGCCATTCATACCGAAGACAGAACTGGCCCTGACGGATATCCCGCCTTACGTGGGCGGACGTGTGTCGGTTACGCTTTTCAGCGCAGGCACAATCACGGTCGGTCAGTTTGCTATCGGCACCGCCTACTCGCTGGGTTCTAGCGAGGTGGGTGGCACCAGTGCGGGGATCGTTGACTACTCGCGCAAAGACACCAACCTGGAAACGGGGATCACCACATTTGAAGTCCGCGCCTTCAGCAAGCGTATCGCGGCCCGCACGTTCTTGCCGAACGGGCAACTCAACTCCGTGTTCAAGGTGTTGGCCGGGTTGCGTGCGACACCTTCCGTGTGGCTTGGCGCGGATGAAGATAGCGACTACGAACCTTTGATTGTGTTCGGTTTCTATCGGGACTTTACAATAGACATCGCCTACTCAAATTTCAGCTATTGCAGTCTGGAAATTGAAGGCCTCACTTAACCGGAGCAGACCCCATGCCGTTGACCCCACTACCAACCCCGCCCAGTCGGCAGGACCCCGCAAACTTTGCCGACCGGGGCGACGCCTTCCTGGGTGCGTTACCGCAGTTCCAAGAAGAGCTGAACGAGCTTCAAACGGATGTCGGCACCAACGCCACCGCAGCCGCAACCAGTGCCAGCGCAGCGGCTACGAGTGCAACGGCTGCGGCCGGAAGCGCGACCAACGCAGCAAGCTCGGCCAGTTCTGCCAGCACCAGCGCAACCAATGCGGCAAGCTCGGCGTCCAGCGCGGCCTCCAGCGCGTCCACTGCGACCACCAAAGCAAGCGAGGCGGCTACCTCAGCAACCAACGCAGCCAACTCGGCCACGTCGGCGGCTAGCTCGGCCTCCAGTGCGTCCACCAGTGCCACCAACGCAGCCAACTCGGCAACGTCGGCCGCAACCAGTGCCAGCACGGCAACCACCAAGGCAAGCGAGGCCAGCACCAGCGCGACCAACGCAGCAAGCTCGGCCAGTTCTGCCAGCACCAGCGCAACCAACGCAGGCAACTCGGCCAGCGCGGCGGCAACCAGTGCAACGGCGGCATCGGGGTCGGCTACATCTGCAGCGGTTTCCGCAGCCGCAGCCGCAGCGGCTCTTGACGAGTTCACGGACACATACCTCGGCGCGAAGTCCAGCGACCCCACGGTTGACAACGATGGCAACCCGCTGACCGTGGGCGATCAATACTTCAACACTGTAAATAACGAACTGCGCATCTACAACGGGTCAACGTGGCAGTCCGCAGCGATTGTCGGCGGTACGGTTGCGAACCTGACTGTCAATAACGACTCCTTCCACAATGGCGTTCGTGTTGGCCGTGGTCTAGGTTCAGTGGCTACGAACACGGCTGTCGGTGCGAGTGCATTGGCGGCGAATACTACGGGCACGCACAACAACGCATTCGGCATGTCCGCCCTCGCATCAAATACAACCGGGGGCGCGAACGTGGCGATGGGGTGGCTTGCACTCTACGCAAACACCACGGGAAGTGAACACGTCGCGCTCGGGCATGCGGCTCTTGGATCAAACACCACTGGAATCCGTAATGTGGCAATCGGCCACACTGCACTGAATCAGAACACTACCGCATCCAACGGAGCGGCTATCGGCTATCAGGCGGCGTACTTGGTCACGACTGCGCTCGGTACGACTGCGGTAGGTTCAAAGGCGGGGTTCGCGCTAACGACAGGCAACTACAACACCTTCGTGGGAGCGTTTGCTGGAGAAGGTGCGGGAGGCGCTATCACGGGGGCTGGAAATACCGCCATCGGCCCGTCTGCGGGCGCGTCGCTGACGACAGGTTCGTACAACAGCTTTTTCGGGCCAGCGGGGCAGGTGAATCAAGGTCCCGGAGGTCTTATCACCACTGGTTCTAAGAACACCATCCTCGGCGGCTACAACGGCAACCAAGCGGGACTCGACATCCGCACCTCCAGCGGCAACGTCGTTATTTCCGACGGTGACGGCAACCGCATCATCACGGGCAGCAACGGCGGCACGCTTGGCCTCGGGAACGGTGCGTACTCCGTCAACGGCACGGGCATCACGTTCCCCGCCACCCAAAACGCATCGTCCGACGCCAACACGCTGGATGACTATGAGGAGGGGACTTGGACTCCGGTGTTGTCTGGCACCAGTACACCCCCCGGACTTTCGTATTCTGCCGCAGGCAAATACGTCAAGGTCGGCAATCAAGTCACGGCTAATTTCTTCATATATGTAGACACTGTCTCTTCACAGGGTTCTGGAAATATGACAGTCTCCTTGCCGTTTACCGTGGCGTCGTCGAATAACGCGGATGAGAATTGTGGGAATACCGCTCAACTGGCCATCAGCACTGCGATCAACGGCACTGGTGGGATCAGGACGCAGCCGGGGCACGCATACTGTTTCCCGCTCTATAAAACGGATGATGGAAACGTATTAATCCTAAAAGCGAACACCTATCGATTCGGATATTTCATTGGGCAGATAACATATTTCACATGAAGGAAACACCACCATGACACAAATCACTGAAACCAAAACCGTTGACCAGATCACCGTCACTGAACACGGAACTGTCTTGTACCGCGAGGCCACACGCATCATGCGAGGCGGTGAGCAAATCGCGCAGACCTTCCACCGCTCCAGCCTGCAACCCGGCCAAGACTTGACAGGCGTGCCCGCAAACGTGGTCGCCATCTGCAACGCAGCATGGACGCCCGAGGTCTTGGCCGCTTACCAAGCCGAGCAAGACCGCATCGCTGCCGAAATAGCGGCGCGTCAAGCTGCGGATGAAGAGGCGCGTTTGGCTGCGCAGGTCAACCAGTACCCGGACGGCATAATTGGCACTCCAACAACCAATTGAGGACACTCCTATGCAACCCGCAACCAACGCCCGCACGTACACCCTGAACGAGCAAGATGAGCAGTTTTTGGAACACACGCTGGGCGAAATGCCCACCAAGACCGGAGCCTGGATTTTGCTGAACAAACTATTGATGCAAAAACAAGCGCAGGTCGCAGCGGCCAACACGCCATCTTCCCAGGACAATCCTGCGGAATAACGTGTTGCCCCCACACTGACAAGGAAGTACCCCGGCCATGAGCACCACTGCACAAACGACCACGGAAACGGTCAGCGCACTGACAACCAAAGTCGCCACGACAGCCACCTACACCGGGTCGGCAAGTGCGGTGATCTTTGGCCTCTCCGCAAACGAGTTCGCGGCCGTCTCGGGCGTGGTCATCGCACTTGCGGGCTTCCTTGTCAACGTGTGGTTCAAGTACCAACATCTTCAACTCGCACGCGAACAGCACCGGGCCAACGAAGATGAATAAAGTCCGGTCAGCCGTTGCAGTCCTCTCGCTCAGCGCAGCCGCACTCGTGGCCATGCTGGGTCATGAGGGCTACACCGACCGGGCCATCCAGCCCTTGCCCGGCGACAAGTGGACCAACGGCTTCGGCACCACTACGCGCATGGATGGAACCCCCTTGCAACCCGGCGAAGCCACCACACCCGTCAAGGCACTGGCCCGGGCACTGGTGGACATCCAACGGTTTGAAGGTGCGTTGCGTCAGTGCGTGCGCGTGCCCCTCTTGCAGAATGAGTACGACGCCTTCCTGAGCCTTGCCTACAACATCGGGTCAAACGCATTTTGCGGATCCACGCTGGCCCGCAAGCTCAACGCCGGAGACTACCCCGGGGCGTGTCGCGAGATACTACGATGGGACAAGTTCAAGGGCCAGCCCGTGCGCGGGTTAACGCTACGGCGCGAAGCCGAGTTCAAACAGTGCATGGAGACGCACCAATGATCACCGCCTTCCGCTTGGCTTTGGCCGCTGTCGTTGCAGTGTTGCTCCTGGCCACGCACTGGAAGGCGTATCACGCAGGGTCGCAAGCCGTGGAGCAGCGTTGGTCTATCGAGCGTGCCCGCACCGCCGAAGCCCACGCCGACGCGATTGCACTGGCCCGCGCAACGGAAGATTCACTGCGCCTGCAATACGACGCGCAACTACGGAAGGCCCGCCATGAAGAAACTCGTAACCGTGCTGAGCGTGACGCTCTTCTTGCAGGCTTGCGCAACCGCCCCGCAGCCCGTGCCGACGTGCCCACTGCCCCCGCAGCTTCCACCGATGCCCCCGTTGGCTGCACCGGAGCGCAACTGGCTCGGCCAGATGCAGAATTTCTTGTCAGGTACGCTGCCGACGCAGTCCAACTCCACGCAGCCCTGAACCAATGCACGGCGCTCTACGACGCAGCGCGTGCGGCCCTTCAACCGAACTGATTGCCATGTGAGTGTCTCCTCTGGTGGGGTGGCTCCCACCTTGAGCCACTCGTTCCGGGTAAAACTGGGGCGGGTGGCTCCTTTTTGGCACTGGCCCGAGGGGGTAGCCGCACCCGGGGCACAAAAACCGAGCCAGCGACGGATTTTCCCGACCTCCGCAGGGTTGCGCAGGCAATAAAAAGAGGCCCGGGTGGGCCTCATGGGTTTGGGTGTTGTTTTTATACAACAGTCACAGGTCGTGCAAGGCTCGCAGCAACCGGGCGTCGTTAGCGATCTTGGACATCTTGGCCCCTCTGGCACTGGTGACCACCGTGCGCAGGCGGGTTTCCGTGGTGCGGTTTGCCTTCGCCCACTTGCGGGCCAGTGTCAACACCTCACGGGACTTATCCTCGAACAACGCGCTCGTCTTCAGCGCATCCCACATCAACTCATAAGCCGTGCCCCGGCTGACGCCGAGTTGGCCAGCCACGATATCAGCGATGTCCTGGGTGGGCGGTTCTTCCATTGTGATGCTCATATCGCACCTCCCAACAGATGCAGCAGCGCAGTCACCACGACGGTTAGAACGGCTGACACGAGCATGGAGCCCAGCAACGCTAGAAGAAGGTAAATGATAAACGATATGAACCGATCTACCCATTCGTACTCTTCTAGCGCGGCCCGGGCGGCTACGAACAGTGAAAACCCGCAACACGCGAGCACGACGTATGCGAGCAGGTCTAGGTTGATGTTCATGACGACCACCATGCCACCAAGAGCCACGCCATGCCGACGCCGATAGCCGTGGCCAACAACACGGAACTGACCTTTTCACCCAGCGTTGCAGGGCGACCCAGCAATGCCGTCTGGAGGCGTTCCATGTCTTGGCTAGGGGTGTAGACCCAGCGATGCTGATACATGCTGCCGATCTGGACTTTGCCCGTGTTGTAGGGGGTGATCTTGTTCATACGAGTGCTCCTTTGGAAAGTTTGGCCTCTATGCGGGCCTGGGAAAGCGCAATATCGCGCGGGGTGGGTTGCCAATAGCCGAACCATTCGGCCGGGATGCCAGCGGTGTCCGGGGCTGCAAAGTTGACAGCACGGCCACGACGACGGCATTCTTGCACGAGCAGCACGTACCGCTCAACGAGCCAGCCGAGGCGTGGATAGAAGAACCGTACATGGCCAGAACCTAGGCAGAACTCGGCAGGGTTGCGGGGGTCAGTTGGTTGCTCACCACGGGCAACGGCTGCACGTACGAGCCCGAATGTGCGGGGGAGCTCACGGTACTCGGCTCCAAGATGCTTGTCCGTGAGGGTGGCTGGGTCAACCAAGTTGATGCGAGTCATGGCTCGATTCCTTGCGCAAGGGCTTTGAACTGACTGCGGGCGCTGTCACCGCGCTGACTTACGGCATAGTCGTTGAGGTCACGCCAGAACTTGAGTTTGTGTTCAATTTTATCTGGTGTGATGCGGTCAAGTATTTCCCAAGGCCCCCACACGAACTCGGCGTCAAAGTATGCTCCGTCGTAGCAGCGGGGGTCATTGAGTTGCAGACGTTTGGTGCGGGTCCACAAGATGATGGGGTTTGTATCGTACGACATATCAGTACTCCAGCACCTGGACGCCGACTTTGGCTGCGCGGCGTGCGGCGTCAGCGGTGGCTTCGGCGTGGTCAACAAACTGAGCAACCATCTTGCCGTTGACTTGCACGGCGTACACGCCACCAAGGTCGATGAGGTGAACGGATGGCGTGCGGGGCTTGCGGTTTTGCTTGCCAGCACCGAGGATGGCGATGGCGGTGTCCAGGTGGCGGACGTTTGGGTTGTAAGTGTTGGCGGGCATGTTGGACTCCTGTGAAGTGGTTGCGGTATGACTGAATGATCAACACTTTCTTAGAAGAGTCCAAGAACTTTCTTCACACATCAAAAGAAAATTCCATTTGTTGCGGTGGCGCAACATGCGAGCAGTTCTTGCACTTGGGGTCAGTGTGGTGCAGGTCGTAGTGACAGTCCATGGACATGCGGAAGGGAACTCGCACCATGCGCGGCACTACACGCGGAACCGTTTCGCCGGGCAACTGCACCACGTCCCACCCGTCCTGGGACTCCATGTACGGCTTGAACGGCGCGTGATTGTGGCATCCGTACACGGCGCTCATGGGAACAACTCCGGTTGACTGCCCGCCCCTGGGAACTTCTGTTTGGGTTTGCCTTCGCCCAGCCGTGCGCGTTCGTACTTGTCAAACTCGCAGAGACAGTTCTGGGTGTCTTGCGAACACACTGGCTCCCAGCCCAGCGACGTGAAGCGGTCGTTGATTTGGTCGCGCAGGTACTGCACCCCGGCCAACCAGTCAGGCTCGCGCAGGCCAGTCCTCACCGCACCACGGCCCAGCACACGGCTCAGGCCACGCAGGCTCCCAGGCCCGGGCGCAGCCCAGTCCCACCAGTCCTTGGACTTGCGCAGTTGCGACCCCGGGGTGTTCTTGATATCAGCCACCACTTGCGCGGCCATGAATGACCCCATGCCTTGCATAGACATCAACCGTGCGTGATACGCCTGCAACGGCTCACGTTCTTGCGGGCGCAGGTCAGCACGGGCCTTCCACATTGGATTGAGCACCATGTCGGCCAGATACTGCGCCTTCGGCATGGAGTGCCCGTTGGTGGACACGATGTACGCAGGCCCGAACACCGTGACGCCGACTTTGGCTTGCGCCTCCAACGTGTCCACAAAGCGTTTCGCCACCCACGGCAACGGCTGCAAACGGTTGAGCGTGCTAGGCAGGTTCACAAGGCGAGCCACCACCATCGCAAACCAAAGATCGGGGTCGCTACCGTAGTCGGCGCTCCAGTTCTTGCGCACCCAGAGCGTCACCTTGTCCAGTTCGCGGTACACGTTACAGAACCGATAGTTTTGCAAGATGGCGTCATCGGTCCAGGGGGCAGGCTTGCCCGCAGTGCGGTTGATCCAGACTCGGTGGCGTGCAATAACGAACCGCAAGAACGGGCGGGCTTGCTCAAGTGTGGGGGTAGCGGTCATGATCAACGGTCCTGGTTCACGTAGCCCGGGCCAGCTTCGGCGTCGTGTTCGCCCATGTCGTCAACTGGCTCGTAGTGCTGGGTGATGAGCCGTTGGATAAACTGGATGATGTCTCGCCAGTCTTTGAGGGCGTACCACTGCGCAACACGGCGCACGACCAGTGACTCCAGGGCGTTGAGGTCGTTGGCGTGGGCGTAGTCATCAAAGAGCACGATGGCCGCTTCGATGGGGTGCAGGCGTGGGGCGATGCGGCCCGTCATGGAAAGCTCGTAGCCCTTGCGTGCGAAGTGCAGTGCCTTTTCCAAGTCTTGCAGTCCGTTCTTCTTGCGGTGGCGTGTGGTGTATTTGCTGACCTGACCTTCAAAATATCCCATGCCCGTGGCCACCACCAGATCCCAGTGCTGGAACTCGGTGCGGTAGTGCGTGCCCGCAACTTGGATGTCGTTTGCGCTCATGTTGTTCAATCCTTTGTGTGTTCTACGGTAAGCGTGATTCCGGCCTTGCGTGCGGCCTCAGTGGTCTCACGCAGCAATTTTCGCGCAGTGTTGGTCAACGGGTTTTGCGCAACGAGGCCGTCGTACGCATCCCAGAGCCAGGACAGCCCCTTGATGCACGGGTGCATCGCGTAGGCGTTGCCCAGTTGCACCTCTTCCAGACACCAAAGCACCAACTCCATCAAGTCGCACCACTTGACAACGGCTTCTTCAAACGCTGTCAGGTTGAAGTCTTGGTAGAGCGGGGCAGTACCGCGCTCGGCTTCTTCCAGCAAAATGGCCAGTCGTGGGAGTTGGCGCTTGATGGGTGCAGGCACATCGCCCGTCACGTACTCTGGAAGATCGTGGTGCATCGCGGCCAACAAAACTTCCTTCCGTGCGTCGGGGTAGATTTGCTGGATCAGTTGCATGACGCCGAACGTGTGTTCAGCGACGGTTTGGGTGCGGGCAGTGCGAACCGTGTGGTACCGCTTGACGGCCCCGGCATCGCGCATGAGGCAGGCGTGTTCAAAGTGTGTGGTCATGTGTTTTTCTCACGTATGTTTAATTCACTGTCAGCAGTCAGGCGGGATAGAGTTGTCTCGACTAGGGTATCAAACTCAGCACGTGTCGCATCTGCCTTTTTCCACTGGCTCGCATATTCGCTGTCCGCTTGCTGCCAGTATGTTGACCCGAGCCGAAACGCCTCACGCAACGCCTTTCGTACGGTATTGGTCTGTTCAAAGTGTGTGGTCATGTGTTCTTCTCCCGCAGTTTGGCTTCGATGGCTCGTGTGATGGCGCGTAACGCAGTTATGCCACTGCAATGGACGTATAGACCGTGATCCCACAGCGATTCAATCTCTTCATCTGTCAAATTGATCCATCGCCGTTGCGCTGCGGCGGCGTCTGTGTGGCGAAGATTTGCTGCCGTCGTTGCGTTGGCTAAAGGAAGGTGACACTTTCCCATGCAGGCTTGGTGATAGGCGCAAACCCTTGGGTCGGTGCATCCACGCTCTTTGGTCTTTGCCAACGCCACTGGCTCCTGATCGGCCCGCTTGCGCATTTTCCACAACGCTGGCCAAAACCCCTCACCCGTGCTGGGGGCAACGCCCCCGAGTGGTGTTGCGCGTGCGGGGCAGTTGCGCCCCTGATTGCAGTCGTAGTCGCAGCAGTTCATAAGATTGCTCCCCAGCCCAGCATGAAGAAGAATGCCGTTATTTTGGCCAACAGGCCCAACGCCATCCACGCAACGGCCCAGACCAGCGTCCCGCCGACCAGTAGTCCTAGAAACTTTTTCATGCTTGCTCCTTTGCCTTGCGGGCACGGTCACGACGGCTGATCCACTGGCCACACGCAGCGGCCCAGTCGCGGGCTTTGATGTTGTCGTTGGCCATGCGCCACGCCCCGTCCATGTCACCCGATTTGTAGTTGAAGAAAGCCAAGAGCATGGGGATGGCCACATCGTTGAACAACGAGGAGGTGAACTTTTTGTTCATCCAGGCGACAGGCGCGTGATGGATAACGCCCTTCTCCGCCATTTGGTTCAGCAACTGCGCATCCGCACGGCATGCCAGCGCATCAGCACGGTCTTGGAACATGGGGCGCGGGGCTACTGATAGGTCGCCCATGTTGTACGGGTTGACAACGTGGCCTTCCGGCATGTACTGGCCAGACGCGAACTTCTGCCAGAGTGGATTGTCCACGTACACGTGATACGAGTCACTCACTTGCGTGTAGTAACCCACGGTCGTGCCAGCAAGGGCGGCAACGTACTCCTGGATGATGCTGAACTGAACGGCGTTGGCCCCGTATGCGCCCCAGATAACGTCGTTGGAGCGGTTGTTCACCGTCATGTTGAGCATGCCGTCACGCACCTTGAACATGATCATGTCATTGCAGGGGGTGTCCTTTGTGGACATGCCGAGGTCCAGCGTTGGGTGCCAGATGCTGCACACGACTTGACGGCTGTCGGGGCGCGTGGCCAGGATCTCCCCAGCCTTTTCCAACTGGTCAAACCCGTAGG